GACGCCAATGAGGACGGCAAGACAATCACAGTGACAATGGGCGGTGCAGCTGGCACTGGTACTATTGCACTGACAATGATGTACGTCACAGCTTAACAATGAGAGGGGGGCAACCCCCTCTTTTTTTTTGGAATTATTATGGCAAGTGAAGTAGATATTTGTAATTCAGCGTTGAACATGATCGGCGCAACGAACATTACCTCTTTTACCGAAGATAGTAAGGCTGCGCGATTGTGTAACCAGCGGTATGATTTCATCCGTGATCGTGTGTTTCGATCGCATAACTGGAATTGTTTGTTGACCAGGGTACAGCTTACACCCGATGCAACTGCACCCGCTTTTGAGTTTGCTAATCAATTCACGCTGCCGACAGATCCGTTTTGTCTGCGTCCCGTAAACCTGGATAGCACCACTATTGTGTTTAACCTGGAAGGACGAAAAATTCTGACAGACGAAAGTGCATTGAACCTGGTCTATATTGCCAGGGAACTTGATGTAAACAAATATGATGCGGGATTGATCGAAACATTGAGCGTCGCGTTAGCTGCGGACTTTGCGTATCCGTTGACAAATTCTGTGTCCCTGGGACAAGCGATGCAAGCCAAGTACGACACCACAGTCAGCGAAGCACGGTTCATGGATGCGGTCGAAGGTGCATCACCAAACAGCACAACTGCCACAGATCGTATGACATTGGAAGCAAACGAATTTATTAATGCGAGAATATAGATGGCAAAAGCGTCACCAGCGTTTACGAATTTTACAGCGGGTCAACTATCCGATCGTCTGGATGGACGCACCGATATTGCCAAGTACGCGAATGGCTGCAAAAAGCTACAAAATTTTTTAGTACACGCACATGGTGGGGCAACACGACGACCAGGCACAGAATTTATTGCAGAAGTCAAAACAAGCGCAAACGCAACACGCTTGATACCGTTTGAGTTCAACGTCGAGCAAACCTATATTCTTGAATTTGGTAATCAGTATTTTCGTATTTATCGTGATGGTGGGCAAGTGGTCAGCGGTGGATCTGCCGTGGAGGTCACAACACCGTACACATCAGCGCAGCTGCCCGATCTAAAATTTACGCAAAGTGCGGATGTCATGTATATCGTGCATCCCGATCATGCGGTGCGTAAGATATCACGCACGGGGCATACAGCCTGGACTATCACGGAAGTAGACTTTCGCCGTGGTCCTATGCTCGATCAGAACACCACAGCAACGACACTTACAGCTAGTGGTCGTACGGGCAGCATCACCGTCACAGCGTCCGCAAACACGTTTGCATCAACTGACGTTGGGCGATTGATAAAATTTTACGATGGCTTTGCAAAGATTACAGCGTTTACCAACGCAACAACAGCCACAGCAACAGTACAAGAAAACGAAGATTTACGCACAGAACTAATGCCAAGCTATACGGCAACCACGATAGCTTTTGCAGAAGGCGACCCCAGTTCGACGGGACTAGAACATAACGACAGAATAACAGATAGTAACGCAAATTTTATTCTTGAAGGATTTAAGGTTGGGCAAACGCTTACCATCAGCGGAGCCAGCAACAGTGGTAACAACGATAATAATTTAGTCGTCGTCCAGGTAACAGCGGACACAATCTTGTTTGCACCCAGTAATGATCTGGTGGATGAAAACGCTGGGCAGTCGGTTACAATCACTGGAAACCTGGGTGCAACGTCTGAATTTAGTTTAGGCGCATTTTCAACAACTACAGGCTTTCCGTCAGCCGTTGTGTTCTTCGAGCAGCGTTTGGTGTTTGCCAATACAGCAACACAACCACAAACAATATTCTTTTCTGTATCGGGGGACTTTGAGGATTTTAACGCGGGTACACTCAATTCATCGGCACTGACCTACACGATTGGGTCAAACCAGGTAAATGTTATTCGCTATCTTACCGCATCACGAGCGTTGCTGATTGGTACATCGGGTGGTGAGTTTGTCGTTAGAGCATCGAGTGATGAACCCATATCACCAACAAACACGCAGATCCTACGACAAGCCAGCTATGGATCGGCAAACATACAGCCAGTGGCGGTAGCCAACGTCGTGCTATTTGTGCAACGTGCAAAACGTAAGCTGCGCGAGTTGGTGTATAGTTTTGGATCGGATAGTTACTTTGCGCCGGATCTGACGATCTTGTCGGAAAATATTACCGAAGGTCTAATTAAAGAAATAGCGTTGCAGCAAGAACCCGACAACATTGTGTGGTGTGTCCTGGAAAACGGAAAGTTTGTTGGCATGACATACCGACGCGAAGAAGAAGTCGTAGCCTGGCACGATCACGAAATAGGCGGTACATATACAGCTGGTGGGGTAACATACAACTATGGCTTTGTCGAAAGTGTTGCCACGATACCATCATCCACTGGCACGGAAGATGAAGTCTATGTTGTTGTCGCCCGAACAATAGGTGGCGCAACAAAGCGATACATAGAAAGATTAAAACCAATCGATTTCGGTACAAACGTCGAAGATGCGTTTTTTGTTGATAGTGGTCTGACCTACAGCGGAAGTTCTGCAACAACTATATCGGGTCTTACACACCTGGAAGGGCAGACGGTGCGTATTGTAGCAAACGGCGCGACACATGCCGACAAAGTGGTCAACAGCGGTGCTGTTACTCTTGATCGAGCAACAACAAAAGCACACATAGGCTTGCCGTACACAAGTACGCTGCAAACGATGCGTATTGATGCGGGTGGGATGCAAGGCACGTCCCAGGCAAAGATAAAAAGAATTAATGATGTAACAGTGCGTTTGCATAAAAGTGTCGGTGTAAAGGTCGGCAGCAGCGAGAGTGTGACGGATCTGATACCGTTTCGTTCATCAGCAAACGCGATGGACAACCCGATTGCGTTGTTCAGTGGCGACAAAGAAGTCGAGTTTGATGGTGGGTATGAAACAGACGGACACATAGTTGTGATCCAGGACCAGGCACTACCACTGACCGTTTTGTCGATCTATCCACGTATTACGACGTTTGACGAATGATTTATGTAGTACCTTTTCACACCGACCACATTCACGACATAATGAGTGCGGACGATGATTTTGGTACATTGTTCGATCAGCAGCAGTTTCTGGAGTTCACGCGAAACACAAATAAGTATTGGACGGCATACACTGGGTACGAAGATGGCAATGTTGTCGGGGTTGGTGGTTTAGTAGAAATCTATCCGCATCTTGCAGAAGCCTGGCTGGTGTTGAAAAAAAACCGAGGTGCTAGTTTAGGTACAACACGTAACATACTGAAGATATGGAAAAAATTGCTTTATAGTCGACCAAAGTATGAACGTATCCAAGCGACCGTACACCAGGAGTTTGAAGAAGGTATTAGGTTCCTAGATTTTCTAGGATTTACCAACGAAGGTTTGATGCAAAAATTCGGACCCGATAAGAGTAATTTTTACAGATATGCGTATATAAGACATGGACCCAATTAAAGTAGCACTATCCGTTGCATCGACCGCTGCAAGCGCAGCGACATCCGTTGCACAAGGCAGACAAGCAGAAGCGGTGTATGATTACAACGCAAAGATAAATGAACGAAACGCAGAAGTCGCTGACGTAGCAGCCGAACAGCTGTATCAGACCGAACGTCTGAAGATACAAAAATTTCGCAAAGAATTTAACAAGCTACAAGCAGCAACAAAACAAGGATTTCGCTACAATGGCTGGATTGCTGACGGTGATACACCGCTGTTGGTTGCCCTGGCAAACGCACAAGAAGCGGACGAAGAAATAGCGATACGCGATTACAACGCACGAGTTGGTCGACAAGAACTAAAAGAAGAAGGTGTAGCACTGCGTATGGAAGCCGAACTCAACAGAATGTATGGCGACCAGGCACGGATAGCGGGTGTTATGAGGGCGGGACAATCGCTGCTTAGTGGCGCAACAGACCTCTATAATATTAAAAAGTTTGCATAATGAAAGTACCTACATACACAGCACAGTCCGACGTGACCAACCGCACAGGACAAACACCACTGCGTGTCCAGGCAAATGTCGGAGCAGCAACGCAAGCGATATCGGCACAAGCTGATTTATTTCAACAAGCGCAGCGGACGAGCATGCAGTTCTTAGAACAAGAAACAAAGCTGCAACGTGCCACAGAATTAGCAGCGTTGGAAAACCAGTTTGCTGCGCGATTACAAGAACACAATCTTGCAGCGATGGACAATCAAAACCCTACGTCCATGATGACGAACTGGAACGAGAGCGTAAAAAGAACATTAAATGATTTGGGTCGAGATATTTCAGATCCAGTAGTCCGTCGTCGTTTCATCGCTAGTGCATCAAACGACATACTTGCTGGTCGCTTGAATATTATGAAGCAAGCCAGGGCAAACCGTATTGACCAATCAAAAGCCACATATTTACAAAAAATAGATCGATTAAAAAAACAAGTATTTCAAGGCAACTCTTTGGAGCGTATGCGGGCTGTTCGTGAGTTGTACGGACACCCTGGTGATCTTGATACAAACCCCGACTTTGGTTCTGGACCGATTACTGGTGTGTTTCAAGAAATGGAAAACCTAGGATTAATTACGGCTGCGGGTCGCGTGGGTTTAGAAAGCGATACACGAGTTGAGATTGAGGGCGGTGAGATATACCAGGATCTTAGCGCAGCTGCGGTATCGGGTAACGCTGATGATGCTGACGCTATTGTCAACAATCTTGCAAATCCAGATAGATACCCAAACATCG